GTCACATCGCGTGATCTCACTATAACCGGTCAGGGTTGCATTGGCTTTTGGCCTTTGTCTAATTCGATCGATTAACGGTCTTCGTTTTCATTTCTCGGTAAACCCAGTAGCTCAGTAACCGACTGAGCAACTCTTTCGTTAAATGACACTTGAAGTCTGCTGTCATCAACATCTTGCATAAGTTGATAAAGGGATGTTTCCTCGGGGAATGACATATAGTCATCCCAAGGAAGTCCTTCCAACTTACATACTTTTGGCAACTGCTTAAGAAGAGATCTTAGGAAGTGATGGTCATTCACATCCTTTCTCTTGACTAAGAGCGGTCCCAGCCAAGCTGTAGCTGATTCCAAACTCACGCGACACTCATCTACTCTCTCGGTGACATCCTCCCATCGGTAACCTAGAGGAGCGGTATCAAGCAATTGTAAATTGCCTTGTACCAGATTTGGAAATTTACATTTGACATAAGACTCAATATAATGAGTGTACTGTGTCTGAGCTGAGTGCGAGGGCAGACGAATTTTGTCTTCCTGCAACAGTTTAGCCACATACAATTGTCTCAAATCGTAAGCTTCCGCGTCTTCTCCTCGGGTTCCCTTAATGGGATGTGCCCCCAATCCTCCAAACTCTCGAGGACCAAAGAGATTACGGAAGGTCGTCTTCAACATCTTTTGATGTTCTTTAATGAAGATACCACTCGCATATCTCTTATCCTCCGCCCCTCTCACGAAATCGTCATGCATCGTACCCAGGCTTTCAAGCGGGTTACTCTCATCATCATCTGGTGGTTTGAGTAGGCCTTGATTGAGCCATCGGACTTGGACAACTTTATCGTTGCCCTCAAGGTCCTTTGACACAATGAAGGGTTGACTATTCAAAGTCACCATTCGATTTGAAAAGTAATTCTTGCCTAGACTAGGCTTAAGACCGGTACATGAGACATTCAGTTTCCAACTCTCGTAGAATTCGGGAGTAGCCGGAAAGGCTATGTCGTCACCGTTCACTCGTACTGTGTCCCATTTTCCAGACGTCATCATCCCAGTTGGTGGTTTCTGGTAGACGTGCCAAGCTGTATAATGCCACATGGCATAATTAACAAGGCATAGGATAGGGAAGGACAGTAGTGAACCCATTAACTGACCATTTGTTTGCGTGAACCAACCTGTTTCTTCAGAGAAGATACTCAGATTAGTCAACGAGCGTGCCGCAAGGTACATAAACCCGTGTGACTTTGAGAGTACTCCAGTCATATTGGCTAGAATAACTCTAAGACAAGCGTTAGTACAATCAGCATTCAAATTGTCAGTGGCGGCTTCATAGTCTCCGGATACCCACTTCGAACCTTCGAAGAGAGGAATCTGGTCTATTATTTCGGTGGAGATGGGCTTACCTAGCAGTTCAAACATAGGAATGTTTCGCAATCTCGTGTGTATCATCTTCTGAAGAGGTTTTAGAATTGTACATTGCCAATTGTTCTTAGTGATCACTCTAGCTTTTAGAGGATCATCGACAATCTCCATCTTAGCTTGAAGCTGAGAAGGAAGTGTGTCGAGAGCAGTAGCAACGTACTCTTCGGGAACCACCCTGAGAGGATGACCACGCAACTCGCTGTTGGCATCCATACGGACAAGTTCATATCCGTTGGATTGTGTAGGTGGTATAGTAAAGGAAGGAATCGACTTCCCTTCTCCCTTAAACACCTTGCCCTCCAATCGGTCAATGGTTTCTCTTACGAGTTCCAGTTTTGACTTTTTGGTGACAAGTGGTTTGGGGATAAGGTGAAGAGGATGCCTCTCCTTAAACATATACTCCTGTGCACCGCCCTCAGCGCGAGAAGATTCGAAACAAGACTTGTTGGTTACCGACCAAGGACCAGGTCGGTGATCCCATCCTGCTGGGAAGAAGAGTTCGGTGACATACTCGATATGTTCAAGGACATCTTTTGGTGTGGAACGGACAGCGGTTAACCGCTCCTGACAGCCCCGTAATGCCTCTAACTTCAACTTCTTCGAAAGACTCGGCAGAGAACGTTTTATCTGGAGT